CGTAATCATACGATAACGTTAATTCGATATCAGCGGCATCATTAGAAGAGAAATCTAAATCATTGAAGTTAGCCGCCTGAATAAATGCTCCTTTTAGTTTCCATTGTTCAATCTTATCACCAACAGGACCTAACATATAAAAATCAATATCCTTTTTGTAGAAATCAGCGTAACCTTTTCTACCAGTTAATGATTCATATCCTAAACGTACCCATTCCATAACTTGCTGTGCACCTGATGGTACAATTGGGTCATATAATGTGATTGTTATATCTTGCCACTCACCCTTACCTTGTAATTTACGATAAGTGTTAATGTGGTCCAACTTCACAGTTTCGAATGTGATAGATGGTCTCGCCGCTGTTTTTATTAAGTATGATTGAATACCATCAATCTCCATAATAAATCGGTTCTTCATCTTCGGTTCGAAGTTGGTGAAGAACATTTCGTTAAATTCTAATACTTCTGCCATTTTATTTTTTCTCTTTTATACTAATAAATATTAGTTATTCACTTTTTTGTTTATGCCGAGAACGATGCTCCAGTTGGTAAGATGTTGAAATCAATTACAATGAATTCAGCTGTCTTAGCCGGTTGTAAGAAAATCTGTCCAGCAAGTATGTTTCTATCAACCACATCAGGTGTGTTGTTAGATTCATCCATAACTACTTTAAATGCGTACAATCCTTGTCTTTGTTGGATACCCTCTAAATAAGGTTGTACAGTGTTGATAAATCTACCTCGTGTCTGAGCGGTATTTTGTTCGAACACTAAGAATCTAGAAGTAGATGCTACAAACTTCTTAACAGTAATCAACAATCTTCTCACATTGATTCTATCCAATGCTGATGCTTTATCTTGCAACGTTTTCTGTCCGAATGCCACAATACCTTGTCCAGGGAAAGTTGCTATTGGATTTACTTTGTTTTCGTATAAAGTATCTCTTTCAGAATGTGTTAATCTATTAAGAACTGAAACTGCTCCTACAATACCACCTCTATTCAAACCAGCAGGTGCGAACCATTCAGCTGCAATAGCGTCATTTGCTGCAAATACAGCTGGCATCAATACTGATGGTGGAACTGAGATTAGTTTGTTAGTATTCGTATCTACTGTCTTAACCCAAGGGTAGTAAGAACCTATGTAGTTTGAATCGATTGCGTTAGCTTGAGTAGTTGCCTGAGCGATTGTATCATTTACTGTTGTTAAATCAGCGATGTAAAATGCATCTGAACGGGCTTCTACCATATCCAATACATCAGTTACAACTGAAGTATGTAATCTTCTTACAATACCCGGAGTTACAACCATATTGATATCATACTCATCAGCGTTAGAAATTGCGTTCACAGCTTTAGCGTATGCAACAGAACCACTAGCGGTTGAATCAGTTAAATCAAATCCTTGTGAGTTACCAGCAGAAATTGAACTTCCTAATGCAATCTCTCTAGCAGGACTCATACCATCAAATCCACCTTGGAATGCTAATGTGAATTGTCTCTTAATCATATCAACACTATCCGAACCAGTCATTTCCATTGTTAAACCAACTCCACTTACATTTCCATCAAATCCGAAATCTACGTTTGAACCTACTCCTACACCTTCAGGTAGTGGTTTCAAATAGTTAGCGTTATCAGTTTTTACACCAGTAGTTTCGAAATCGAAACCAGCGTATTGATATGGATTACCAGTTGAGTTAGAAATTGAAGATGTTTGGAATACAACAGATGGAACGATTGTTTCATCAGTTGCTAATATTGGGTTAGTGTAAGCTCCATGTCCGAATGGTGCAGCTGATACAGGGTAAGAACCTTGTGCAGCAACCTCTACTCTAATGTAGCTTGAGTTGTTTAACCAATCCCCATTTTCAGTAATCTTACCATTAGAATCGATAGTCATATATCTATCACCAATTACTCTTGCGATATAGTTAGGTGATGATGGGTCTAAGTTTACGTTGTTGAATGATTCCAATACAACTTTTCTCTTATCAGTATCAGCGAATCCTCTAATAGTTACTGAGAACGTTGAGTAATCAGTTGAACCATCTTCACCAGCTGCCTTCACACCAGATATAGAAACTTTGAAACGAGTATTCTCATTATTACCATGACCTAAAGTATGGAATTTGAATAAGTCGTATCTTTCACCAGAGATAAGTTGTGATTTTACAAACGGAGTAGATGCTTCACTTGCATCATATGTAAAGTTTTGTGTTGGTAAAGCCTCAGCCAATACAGCGTTTCCACCAGATACTTGAAGATTCATATCACTTACTGTGTTACCAAAGTAAGAATATACATACCCATCTTTTAAACCTAATGGTGATTTACCAAATACATCAGTTACATCATTGTTAACATTTGATAATAATGAAGATGAAACCTCACCAATACCAGAACCACTTACTACAAATGAACCAGATGTAGTTAAAGATGAATTTACACTAAATCCATCAAATCCAACTTCTTCATCACCATTATTAGTTGAATGAATAGTTGAAATCAACTTTACAGTACCATCTGAACCACTAGCAACTAAACCAATAGGTGCTACTTGGTTATATCCACCAATACCAGCCGTTCTAACAACTGTTACACTTCCTGCTTCTCTTAAATAGTTTTGTACTGCATATTCCGTATAGTAAGTACCATCCGGTGTACCAAATTTATCTTCAAACTCAGATTGAGTTCTAATGATTGTTGGAACGAACGCTGGTCCTTGTTTGAAAGGTCCTATAAACGCTGCTCCTATTTCTCCTACACCTTGCGATAAAAACGAAAGGTCATTTTCTCTCGTAAATACTCCAGGTGATACAATTCTTTCTGCCATGTTATCTCCGTATTATTAAATAATCTATTAGTTACCTTATATAAATATAACTAAAAAGTTGAAACCCTATTTTATTCTGCTGAACCTGTATCAGGTGTTGGTGTTACTGAACCAGTTGACCAAGGTAGTAAATCTTCGTTTACTTCATCAACTGCATCATCAACTTCATCAATTTTCTTTTGAATTTGTTCTTCGATATGGTCCCAATATCCTCTAGGTCCAGTTACCGATGAAGATACCCAACCAATTACTAAGTCTTGAGTCAAATCACCATATTGAACGAATTCATCAGTAGATGATGGGTCAAAATCCAATGGAGTTGCTCCAACAAATCTACCCTCTGTCCCAGTAGATGATTCAGTACCGATTAATTCCCATCTTGCATGAAGAACTACGTTATCGTTATCACCAACTGTCTTTTTAGTCATTTGTGTTATTTTCCAACTATATGAAACTGCCATAATTTTATATTTTCTTTGTTTATAAATATAGACAAAAATCCCCAAAGAGAGGTTTTGTATATATAAG